TATACTATGTTTGATTTCTCTTATAACTCTGAAGGTCTCATTATTATCTCAGGTAATATACTGTCACTAGTTTATGGAGATAATTTCAGAAACTATACTACATTACCATCGGATTACACTTATGCTTTTCTTGAGTTGTTTGATTAGCAAGAGTACACATAGTTAGATGCTTCTAATTTGATATTACCTTCTAATGTGACTAGTTACTGTTATAGTAATATGTTTAGACAAAGTGGTTTGATTGCAGCACCAGCTCTACCAGCAACACAGTTAGCGGAGAGATGCTATAGCTAGATGTTTTATAAGTGTTATAATTTAACCACAGCACCAGACTTACCAGCCAGTGTATTAATGAATAGATGTTATCACGCTATGTTTAGATATTGCAGTAACCTTAATTATGTAAAGGCTATGTTTATCTCTACTCCTGGGACTAACTACACAAATAACTGGCTTGGTGATGTGGCTGCTAACGGCACTTTTATAAAGAGCAGATAGGCTAACTGGGATGTAAGTGGAGCCAGTGGTATACCCAGTGGATGGACAGTAACAACAGAATAAAATAAATAATATTATGGCTTTATATATAAACGATAGTGGAGAGTACTATAATGGTAACTCACTGATTTATGATGGCAGACTTTACTTATCACCTAGTGAGGATATAATAATAGCCGCTGGGTATCACGAAGTAATAGTACCAGATCCTACTGATGAAGAATTATTAGCTAATGCGAAGCAAGATAAACTGGATGATATAGAAGGTTATGATTCTAGTGATGCAGTAAACAGCTTTACACTTAATGGGGTTAAGCTCTGGTTAGATGCTTAGACTAGGCAATAGCTGAGAATAAGCATAGATGCTTATAAAGCAATGAATATGCAGACCGTAACTAAGTGGTTCAAAGGTGTAGAATATACTTTTCCAGTTGCTTTGTGGGAATAGATGCTTAATGCACTTGAAGTATATGCTTCAGAAGCATTAAACGTAACTGAGAGACACAAAAGCACAGTAGCAGCTTTATAGACAATAGCTGAAGTAGAAGCCTATGATATAACTACTGGTTATCCTCAATAGCTGATTTTTACATCAAACTAACCTAAAGATAATGTATGACAAAATAATCTATATAAGTGATGAGAGAATTAAGAAGTTGTAATTAGGAATTAAGAGTAACCCCAGACAATCGCCTAATATCGGGCTATGCAATAGTCTTTAATAGTGAATCTAATGATTTGGGTGGTTTTCGTGAGGTTATAGATAGTAGAGCTTTAGATGGTGTAATTGATCACTCTGATATACTCTGCTTACTTAACCACAATGAAGATAAAGGTGTATTGGCTAGAAGTAAATACGGTGAAGGCAGCTTGTGTCTAGAGATTGATGATAGAGGCTTGAAATATATGTTTGAAGCACCTAACACATCTCTGGGTGATGAATTGCTTGAAGGTCTAAGAAGGGGTGATATTACTACTAGCTCATTCGCTTTTACTGTGGGTAAGGATAAATGGGAGAAACGAGATGATGGAAGTTATTTAAGAACAATCGTGAGCATTTAGGAACTATTTGATGTTTCACCCGTTTACAGAGCAGCTTATGATGCTACCAGCGTTCAGGCTGATACTAGAGGATTAGATGCTATCAAAGCACAAGAAAAGAGAGAGCTAGATAACTATTACAGTGAACTTAGAAAACAGATTAGTAATGGCTAATACTTTAGAACTAATTGACAAAAAGGATCAGCTGGAATTAAGGGCTAATGCTATTGTAAATCAAGCTGAACAAGAACAACGAAAATTAAATGAAGATGAACTGGTAGAATTTAACCAGATCACAGAAGATTTGAAGAATACAGAAAATGAGATCAGAGAACTTAATAACAAGTTAAACAATAACAAAAAACGTAATAAGACAATGAAACAATTTTCTTTAATTAATGCTATTAATGCTGTAGTCAATAATAGAAACTTAGATGAAACAGCACAAGAAGTAGTAAACGCTGGTATTGCTGAAATGCGTAAAGCTGGTCAGTCATTCAGTGGTCAGATTATTCTACCAGTTGAGGAAAGAGCTGCAATTCAAGCTACCGTAACGGATCACGGTGAAGAAGTAGTAGCTGAAGATAAATTAAACATTCTTGAGCCACTTAGAAACCGTTTGGTTCTTACTCAAGCTGGTGCTACCTATATGACTGGTTTAGTAGGTAATGTTTCTATTCCTACTTACAGTGGAACTAGTGTAGCTTGGAAGGGTGAAGTAGCAGCCGCTGAAGATGGTGCTGGTACTTTTGATGAAGTAGAACTTTCACCTAAGAGACTTACTGCTTACTTAGATATTTCTAAACAGTTCCTTATCCAAGATTCAGCCAGTGCAGAACAAATGCTGAAGAATGATATTGTAAGAGCTTTGGCTGAAAAGTTAGAATCAACTATCTTAGGTAGTGCAGCTGGCTCAACAACTCAACCCGCTGGTATTTTCAACTTGATTACCTCTGCTACTGGTGCAGCTGCTACTTATGCTGGTACTGTAGCTATGGAAAAGGCTTTAGATGAAAATAATGCAACTGGTAACTTTACCTATATTGTTTCTCCCGCTGTTAAAGCTACTTTGAGAACAGCCGCTAAAGACAGTGGTAGTGGTTTATTCACTATGGAGAATGATGAAATTAACGGCTTGCCAGTTTACTGCACCAATAGCTGTGCTGGTTGTGTTGTAGGTAACTTTGAAGATTATGTAATAGCTCAATGGGGTGGAATTGACTTAACCGTCGATCCTTATACTCAGGCTTCTAACGGTAAAGTTCGCTTAGTTATTAACGCTTACTTTGACGCTAAACCAAGACGCACCGAGAGCTTCACTGGATTCGTACCTTCTGGTAATTGATTTAGTCTTAATAGTTAGCTATGTATATAACACTAGAAGAAGCTAAGAAACACTTACAAATAGATCCAGATTTCACTGGTGATGATGCCTATATTACTAGTTTAATTGAGGTATCTGAGGACTCTGTTTCTAAGCACCTAGACATAGCTTTAGAGAGTTTGATAGCTAGGGGCAAACTGCCCCCAGCTATTAAGCAAGCAATTCTGCTGATGGTGGGCAATCTATATGCTAACCGAGAGCCAGTGAGTTATAGTAGTGTGGTTAAGATTCCATACACTATGGAGTATCTGGTAGGATTATATAAAAAATACTATATACCTTAACTGTTATGCAAGCTGGCTTATTAAAAGAGTGTATTACCATAGAGTAGCCCACTATTAGTTAGAATATCTATGGTGCTAATGAATTGGAGTGGTCTAAATTTGTAGATACTAGAGCTTTTGTAAATTACACCTCTGGTAATAGAATGACTGCTAATAATGAAGTGATTTGGTCACACTAGGTAAACTTCACTATTAGGGTGTATCATTAGGTAAATGAGAAAATGCGGATAATCTGGCATAACAGAAAGTACCGTATCTTAGCAATAGAGCCAGATAAAGACAAACAGAAACAGACGATAAGAACTGAATTGATTAATGAGTGATGTAACTTTAGACACTTCTAAGGTGGATAAATTACTAAACAACTTAGAAAGTGCTAACCGACAGAAGATAATCACCGAAGCATTAAGAAGAGGTGGGTAGGTGGCTTAGCAAAATGTTAAGCAATCCCTGAGAGCTAAAGTAGGTAGCAGTGCTTAGTCTTTAGAAAAAGGTATTAGGCTTAAAGTAGACAAAGCATATAGTGAAGTGACATTACACATAATGGGTGATTATCGGCTTAAATGGTTTGAGAAAGGCACCAAGCCCAGATACACCAAAGGACATAAAGCCACTGGGTATCTAAGTAACCACCGACTCAAACGTACTGGCAAAGGTGGCTATAGGGGCTAGATGGTAGCCACACACTTCTTTAGAGAGGGACTTAATGAATAGGCTATAGGTACTGCTATTACAGATTATCTGGATAAAGAATTAACTAGTTTAGAATAGTAATGAGTAGTTTACATATAGGTAAAGACATCTATACGCTACTTTAGGCTAATGCTGATTTGGTAGCTTAGGTGGGACAAAAGACTTACCCAATAGTAGCTGAAGAATCCACTACTTACCCATTCATTATTTATCGCAGAAGCAGTCTTACCCCAGCAAGCAATAAAGACTATAAATCTGAATCTGTTTATATGGATATATTTGTAGTTACTGAAAGATATGCTACTGGAGTAGATATAGCTGAATTGGTAAGAGATTCTTTAGAAAGAGGTGATTACAGAGGTAAGAATATAGAAGAGATAACGCTGGTGAATGCCAGTGAGGAATATTTAGATGATGCTTTTATTTAGAATTTAACTTTCAAAATTGATATAGAATAATTATGGCAAAAGTGAAGGGTGGAGACTTAATGCTATTCGTAGATGGCAAGTCTATAGCTTATGCAACCAGTCACACACTATCTATCAGTGGTGACACTCAAGATACAAGCAATAAAGATGAAGGTGGAGGTAGCTGGGCTAGCAGTGAGGTATCTATATTGAACTGGTCAGCTTCAAGTGATAACTTATTTAGTGTAGATGGTCAAGGTAATAACTTTGCCGATCTATTTGATATTATGATTGCCAAAACTCCAGTACAAGCTGTGTTCTGTCTTAAATCAGAAATGAACTTAACTGATGTGCCTACTGGTGGATGGACTACTAGCTATCCTATGTATCAAGGTAATGTGGTTATTACCTCTTTAGAGGTAAATGCACCTAATGGGGAATATGCCACATTTACTGCACAGTTTACTGGTGTTGGCGAACTTAAAAAAAAACAGTCAGCTTAATTGATTGGGTAGCACTAGAACACGCTGGTGGAGGTGCCTATATTCCCGCAGCAAACACCAATAGGATAAGATTGAGAATTGACTGGGACACTACACCAGTAGAGAGTACAGAAGTACAGTGCCGCTTTGCTTGTATAGTACCTAATGATGATGGAGCTTCAACCATTAACTACTATGGTGGCAACGAATTTAGAGTAGTTAATACACCTAACTATTCTTATGACTTTGAGCCTTATGTAGAAGGTGTTTATGATGGTTACTTCGTAGTTACGGTTAAGTATATCCCAGGAATGCTCGTAGGCTGGTTTATAAATACTACAGATCAATATATTGATGGTTCAATGATAGCCACTAATTAGATGCTATCTAACAGCGAACCTACAGATGATGATATGAGAGAATAACAATAGGCACCTTATACTGATTGTGGTGTAAGGTGCTTTTTTCAACTATAAAGCTATGATACTAACTATTAATAACAAAGACTATACTATTAAATATACTATTAGAGCCTTATTTATCTTTGAGCAAATAACTGGAAAGGCTTTTGAGATAAAGACAGTATTAGATAACTACTTATTCCTTTATTCCCTGATTCTGGCTAATA